ATCGCTCATGCCGTCCGACTGTAATGCAGGAAGCATTGAATTAGGCTTTACCGGTTTAATCTTGATTCCTTTTATAGTAGCAAGATCAAACATGCGAGCCGTAATTTCAGACTGATCTTTAAGCTTGCCAGCTTTTACTTCACTTTCAATAGTGCGGCGAATCTCGCGCTGGATTGCAGCCGCCTTTTCAATCGCCACCTTGTCAGGCTCAGTCAATGGAACCGGCTTGCCTTCGTTTTCCTTAACGTCTATCTGGCTTTCTCCCCACATCCATCCCGGCTTTGTTACAAATCCAATCTTCTTTGGATCTTGCATCACCGGCTTACCATCCTGCAAAACAGGACGCTCAAGCGGAAAAAGTCCGCCTTGTTTAATTGAGTCTTCCAATTGTTGCATGGCTGGCCCAATGTCAGTTTCAGCCGTTGGCAAGGCTGGATCACGGTCACGACGTTTTGTCAGTTCTGCGCGAAGGTTATCAAGATAAGGACCATCAAAGCGAGCCTCAAAAGATGCCTCCATCTGAGTTGCTGCCGTTATGGCATCGCGAGGATCAACATATTTACCAGAGTCAAACGACATCGCGGCAGTCAATGCGCTTTCAAACTCAGCCGGATCGTTCACACTTCCGGTTGCCAGTGCTGCAATGCTAGCGCGGTCAAAATCTGTCAGACTTGTATCTTGCTGCAATTCTTCCGGCGATGGGATGTCATGCAACGCAAGACGCTCTTTATATTTATTGACTGCATCACGACGTTTGAACGCCTTGGATTGATAGGCCTCGCGCTCAATATTCACGCGGTCTTGTCCGGTTATTTTGCCTTCACGTTCCTTAGCAACTGCAAGCTCTGCCGCTGTGTCTGGATTGTCATTAGCAATCACCATCAAATCTTGAACTTCTTGCTGCGCTTTTGCGCCATTGATAACGACTTGATTATAGAGATTTGATTCTTCTTTAGATACATCGCCCAATGCAAGCTTTTCGTCGTTGATTTCAGCAAGCTTTTCAATCGCGGATTTATCTCCATTTTTTACAGCTTGCGCCAATAATGGCACTTGAGCGTTTAAATCAGCAATGCGCTTTCTTTTTACCTCGTCAGCGTTTTGAGCTTTTAAGTTTGCGCCGACTTCAGGCAAAACAAGCCCAGCGTTAACCGTGGCATCTACATGGTCGTCATAGATTTTAGTGTCGCCAGTATTAAAAGATTGACGTTTTGCAGCTTCACCTAAAGCATCCATCCTTACGCCTGCTTGCTTAAATGCTTGCGCTTGCACGTTGATCGTCCCGCGAGTCGCCCAGTTTGACAGGTTATCAGTAAACTGCATTCTTGCTTCAGGCGTCAATTCAGCTTGGTCGAATTGAGCTTTGATGTCGTTCTGCAAACTCTGCCACTTTGGAAGCCACTGCTTTTCATCTGGGTTATCCTGCTGAAACGTCGCAAAATCCATCTGCGCTTTGTTCATCGCAAGACTAGCTTCCGTGAGCTTGGTCACATCATTTGCACGCTTGGCCTTTTCTGCAATGTCAAAGGCCACGTTGCCTAAATTGCCGATCGCCTTGCCCATACTGGCATTTGTGACGGCTGGAAGGTCGGGCGTGCGAATCGTCTGGTTGCCCGTGTTAAGCTGCCCAGGTTCTTGAAGGATTGGAATGCGTGCCATAAATTACAGTCCTGCTGGACGTTGTGAAACTGTGCGCGGCTGGTAGCCCGCTGGTATTGTAGATGCACCACCCGCCGCTTGAGGCCGTGTTGACCATGACTGATAAGCCTGCCCGATTGTTGATCCAATATTGCCGATGGCCTGCCCTGTGGCGTCGCTGCGAATGCCTGCCGCTGTTTGCTGGCCCATCTGGAGTGTGGACGTTCGCTGATAGGCAAGTTGCCGTTGAGACAATTGATTGACGTATTGCTGATCTGCTAGCTCTGTTTGCTGCTTAGCCCAGGTATCAGCTTCTAATGCAAGGGACGATCCAGTGCCAAGCATTGCGCCGCTGCCGGCCATTGCCGCGAGTTGCGTCGCCCTTTGCCTGCGTTGCTCCTGCACAAGACGACGTTGGTTCTCTTGACCCTCAAGTGCCTGCCTTTTGCGCTCTTCGCCGATGGCGTCAGCTTGTGCTTGTGCGTTATATTCAGCCTGCTTAGCTGCATTTTGAGCAGAGTCATACTGCATGTATGCAGACGTTCCACCTGCGACAAGCGACGTTGCAAGCGATGCCCAAGCTAAGACTGTTGGTGTAATCACATCATTACAAGGCGGACGCGTAGAGCAATGAATGCCAATCGGCCCGCCAGTATTTAGCGGGATGTAATCAAGATGGTCACGGTATCGCATAAATGGCCTGTGTGCTTGTATGTTCGGACACGCTCCAACCCTCAGAGTTGCGTAGAAACCTAGCAAGCGGAGTGCGGGTGTATATCCTGACTATCTTATAACTCAAAGGCACGTCATCGCAAGTTCTCAAATTTGAGAGAAAGGAAAGAATTGTCCGCCACAAGATCGGCCAACCTTTGCGGCATTTCGCGAAGGAAGTGCCCGGCTTAGTGAAAAGATTGTCTAGCGAGGCAATCGGACATCCAAACGCCAGATACACAAAACACACGGCAAAAGGCCCGCTTTCATCCTCGACGATAAAGCCATTCGGGCTAAGAAGCTGCGGGATCATAGCCATGTCGCGAGCTTTAGCCCACTCTTCAATAAGCGGGAAATCTTCGGGAGTATAAGCTCGTATCGTCATGTGATGATTTCCTATCAGTTCATCACGATTTGATATTAAAGTCAAGTTCCTGCGCCTGAAATGCCATCTGTAGCCACCTCGCATAGCATGGCCGTCACGTTAAACGGCCAAGGATGTCTGGATGCTACCGTAATATCAACAGCATCGCCCCAATCGCCAACGATGGACTGAGCTTTAGTCTGACCTGTTTTGACAATTCTAGTCGAACTTGTGTTTCGTAAAACAACTGAAGACAATGGAAATTCATCCATGTCGTCATATTCAATGGCGGTAAAATTGCTGAAATCAGCCTCAAGAAAATTAGTGCCCTCAGTTGGTCGAAAAAACACGTTACCGTATTTTGACTGAAACAATCTAAATGAAACTCGGGAAATGCGCCACTTATTCATCTGCGCCGTCCCGCTTTGCGTGTTTACCTCAAAACGATTGGGCATTATGAATGCTGAATACGGGACTCCGACAACATATGAACCTGACGATATGTTTCCGCTTACCACGGCATTCCCGCTAGAAACAGTCACTTCAAATGGACTGCCATCAGAATTGAGTATGGTTTGACTGTTTATTAACGTCGTAAAAACAACCTTTTCGTCGTTTAAGTGAGTGCCGACATTAAATGTCGTTTGATTTAAACCTGCATTGTAAGTCCCAATCAAAATACGCCATGAATCGCTAAACGTGCCTGAATAGCTTTTATATGATGTCGTTAATTCACTTCCAACAATAGACTCCAACGAATAAAAATATGTGGAGCTGGAATATGATTCCATCAAAAACACTAACGAGTCTTTTGTGTCTGTATCGCTTGTGCCGACGACGCAGAGTCCTTCAATCTCTCGACTGCCGCTTCCAAAGTTGTGCCGATGCCAAGCCGTTACGTTGTTTTCTCGGTCATAAGTAAAGCCCGACAATTCGCCACCAGCATGAACAAACCACAAAGTTGGATCAGGACATTGACTGTAAACCATGTCCGTAATCGTGCCCGATGATGTCGGGATATGTTCAGCGAGCAAAGACATATTAGGCGCTGAATAACCGTCCTTTTCAAAGACATAGGCAAACTCACGGAGCTTGTCATCTCCGGTTAACCATAGCAAGCCATCGCCAGATAAGACAGGTTGCAACGGAGATGATCCATATCGGCTCCATCTGCGAAGCCTTGCGTTGCTTGGCGTTAATGCGCTGTCCTGATCGCCGCTATCCATTGTCCATTCTTCGCCAGTTGTGCCAATCACAAGCGTGCGTTTGAAGCTGGAAATCCATTGAATGCGATTGGCCTGCGTTGCCGCTAGCGTTAAATCCAATGCTGAAGTGTCCAGAGATCCGGTCAAGAATGTGTAAAAATCCGAAATCTGACTGCCCCAAATTCGAGTAGGATACAAATCGGTGCTGGCAAAAAATAGCCTGTTATCATGGAAAGCGCACGTTCTTGGATAACCGCGAGTCACAGAAAACGCACCCTTGCGCCAGACCGGAAAAGTAAAGCCTATGACTTCATTGGGAATGAGAGAATCAACGGCTAGCTTTGGAATACCTCTGACCTGAGTTGTCGATACGTAGCTTTGAATTTGAAAGGGAATGTCCAATTTACCAGAAACCGGCTCAATGGTCATTCGTGCGTCGTTGGCATTTGTTCCCGTGCGAATAGCCACCATTCGATACCAGCCGCCAGTGTTTGGAGCCTCTGCCGTATAGCTAATTGTTCCATCAAGACTGCCACCAACTGACCACTCGCGAATGTTCGTGAAGTTTATGCGGTCTAAAGATTCCTGAAGCTGAATGACAGTCCCAGACGGCGCAAAGCCAATTGCCCAGCTTGTTCGCGCAACGTAGGAACCTTGAATGAAAATAGCTGCGGTGGTTGTTGTCGCTGGAGCCGTGGCAATAGGCTCAGTTGCAATTCTTCCACTTGAACCTGGAGACAATAGCCAAGTGCTTTCAACTTCATTAGCGTCAAATACGGCAGAACTGGAAATAAGCCTGTAATCTGTGATTGTAATCAGCACCCATTGAGCGCCAGTTCCTGGCCTGTTTGCGCTCGTTGCAGTATTGGCCGTAATACAAAAGTAATTGCTTCCAAAATACTCTGTGACATCGCCAGCTACGTAGGCAGTATCCACATTCCACGGTTTCTGATACGTAGCCTTATCCCATTTTGCAGCGGTAAACGAAACGTCCGAGTTTGCCGTCTTGCATCGGTAAAGATCGTTCAAATACAAGACGAAGTTGCCCACTGAATAACTTGTTGCCGTCACCCAATCGTTTGCGTCGTATTCCAGCATCATCGTCACCGCATCACTTGGAGGATCAAGGGCGGGAGCAAACTGAAACGGCACGTCAGTAAATGACCAAGTGCCATCATTGGCGCGTGTAATGATCTTAGGATGTTTAGTCGCAACTGTCAGATACATCACGTCATTGAGCTGGATGTGATGAATGGCGCGGATTTCTGCTTCTGTGTAATCCGTCGTTAGCGTTGCAATTAGTGTGAATGTTCCAGTGTCATAAGACCACACCTTTATGGCGTTTGTTTTGAATCCCAAAACAAAGTTAACATTGGACGATCGACGAAAAGCAATAAGTCGGAAACAATTAGTCACGTCAGAATCTGACAATCCAAACTTAGTCCCAGGACGCTTGAACGCTCCGCCATAAGGACGCACAATGAAGTTTTCCAAGACTCTGCACCCAGTCGCGTATTTCTCCGAGTCCGTGCGCCCGTCCATGATAGGCGACATCTCGCCGCCATTGAACACTGATTTGATCGTTTGGAATTGAGCCATGAGATTATTCAGTTATGCCGCCAGTCCAGTAACCGCCCATTCGAGCCGAGATGACTTGTGAATCGTTGAACGGTGGAATGCGCCGCGCTTTGCCCTCGTTTGAATCGCGAGCCTTAACAGGTGGCGCTACTGCCTTTTCGTAAAACTGCCGCATTTGTTGCGCCTGCCCTGATGCGCCTTGTGTATCCTGCGCGATGCAAGAGGCAAGCAAAAATGAGAATGCCGTTACAAAATCAGCCGGATAATCGGTCACGTCTGTGATTCGCTGAATGTATTTAAGATTGATCGTTTCCTCATCGGTAAGGATCAGCCCTTTCTCAACGGTAAAATCAGCGCCCGCATCTTCCATCTGCCCGCCGCCTGCATTGAGCGAAATTACGCGCAAGCAATCAGCCGGTGGCGTGTGCTGAAAGTCCCAGTCAAACTGTGGAATGCCGACGACGCTGCCCGTGTCATTTGTGTAAGTGCCAGCAAACACTGATTCGTTGAGCGTAAAGTTATTGTTGTCGATGCGAGTCACATACCATTGACCATTTGCGACGGTGACGCCCACCACGTCCTTAACATAAACGCGATCACCAGTGACGTAACCGTGAGCCGTAAGCGTAATCTTAACCAGCCCGCCTTGATTGGTAACTGCCGCGCCCGTTAGCGTTTGATAGGTGACAGTCTGCCGCTTTCTAGCTGTGGCAAAATTCCATGGATGAGCGCGCAATGCCTCATCAAGTGCCGTATAAACTGGCGTTCCTGCGTCTGGATTATACCACTTCCGCAAGCTTGCCGCTTGTTGAGTCGTGTCAGTGGAAAGCGCAGTCAGCGCCCTTCCACCAAGATGGGCAATTGCAAGGTTTGCGATCTCTGTAGCAGTAGCGGCCATAATGGTAATGATTCAAGAAAAAGGGAGGCCCCTTAATACACAAGGAGCCTCCCGAGGTCAACCAACGGGAAGGTTAATTCCAGTCCACGTATTCGATCTCAAAGTAGAGAACGACTGAAGCCGTGACCGTATTAGCGGAGGCAATGGTCACGATGACGGCGCTATTGTCAGTGGTGACAGTAGGAGCCAAGTCAGCGGCGGTGCCAGCAACGGCAGAACCAAAGCTAATAGTGCCACCGCTCGAGAGAACGATGCCATCAGCGTAAAGGTCTGCATTGGAGCTTGTGCCGATGTCAAGCGTGAGCGTGGTGCCAGGATCAACGCATGAAACCGCTGAACCTGCCCGAGAAAGCGAAGCGCCTTTAGGAAGGTAGCAGAGATTAAACGTGTCGTTCGCAGCTTCACTTCCGGTGGTGGTATAGGAAGCGCGGAGCTTCTTAACCGTGCCGCCAGTAGCGCCAGTGCGGTTTGGACGTTCGGAGCCATCAAGGAGGGCGGCAGCTTGTGCCGTGAAGAGTGAGGAGTCAGTAAGAGCAGCCATAAGAGTATTTTTTGAGGGTAAAGGTTTAAGAAAGGGGCGGTTTTTACACCGCCCCAATCAGTTCAGGTTATGGAGTTTCGTCGCTGTAAAGACGCACAACCTTTTCGTTTTCAGTGCGAACGGCACCGAGCATCATGGTTGAGCGAATCTGAAGAGCGTGACGACGCTGTGGCAGGATGTCCATGCGAGTCTGACGGTCGCTCATGGCGAACTTGATGGCAGACTTGTGGAAGGCGAAGCAGCTACGGATGTCAGCAACACCGGAAACGGTGCCAACTGGCAGGCGCTGAGACTTCAGGAATTTGAATCCGAGGAAGGTGTCAACCTTGCCATCAACCAGAGCTTTGACCGTGTTGAAGTCAGCGCTTGTCAGGTTGGTGTCGCGGAGGAGATCTTGCTCTTGCTGCGCGCCGATGACGATGTAACGCTCGGAATCAGGCACCTCGCTCACGTCCATGAGATACTTGGCGCGGCGCAATTTTGCGAGCGTCATACCAATGGAAGTTGGAGAGCCAGTCTCAGCGTAGTTGGCAGCGATGGATTGACCGCCTGGGAAGCTGTCAGTCGTGGTGCCGTCTTCGCCGATGTAGCGGGTAGCATCAAAGGCGCTGATGATCACGTCATCGGTGGCGCGGTTGAAGGCCATCGCGTGGCTTTGAACTTCGTCAGAAGTTGGCAGAACGATGGTGCCAAGGAAATGCTTGTCCCATTCGTCAAAGGTCGTAACCTTTTCCTTCGGACGTTGGGTGAGCCAATACTTGGAGCCGTCGAACTCGCCGTCTGGAGTGTCGCCCTTACGGGTAAGGATGTCTTGTGCCTCGCTGTCATTCAGGAGGTTGAACCATTTCTTTTTGCCGGTGAAATCGGCGCGAGTAATGGAGCCAAGCAAACGGGAGTCCATCTGCTGGAGAACTTGGTCGAACGATGTCTGAAACATCGTTGGGTAGAAGGTATCAATAGTAGCCATATTGGCAGGGAATTAGAGAGGTGAAGTTGAGCCGCCCTTGTGAGCGACTGAGGAAGTATCGTGTCTTCCCGGTTCTTCGGTTCTCCGCTGTTTGCGGGCCTATGTCCGGCATACAGCTTATCCTTGCGGGGCCGTTGTTACCCTAGATTCTCACATCTGAGAAAAGATGCAAGCGCAAAATGACGCCAATTAATAAGCCCACTTTGCATCTCCTAAAATCTCGTCGGAATCCATCCAGCTTTCATCCCATTGCGCATTGGTGGCAGCGTCCCAGTCCGGAATCGCTGATGCAGCGTCTTTTCCAGTCAGCGAAACCGGTAGCCACTTGATGCGATTGTTCGGGTAAATGGCCAGTTGTCCGTTTTCCAGTTTTATTACGTTGGCTTCTTTGTGCTCCTCAAGTAGCTCGGCATCTCCGATGTCAAACATTCCAGAGGATTGACCTTCTGGCAAATAGTCGATGGTGAACCAGTAATGACCTTTAGCGGGTGCAAATCCTTTGCCTAAATTGATTAGCACAGGCACATCCGCTAATTGATCTTTACGCCAGACTTCGATGGAGCCGGAAAGGCATTCCCACATCTGCACTTTATGCAGCGGCAAATTAGGCTTGTCGTCTTCGTCCGGTTCAAACCAGAACACGCAATGCGGCGGAACTTTGTCGTAACAAGCCGCATATTTATCAACCCAAACTTGAAAGCATAAAGGCCTATTACGCATGGCCCGCACAGATACGAGCCATGCCGGTTCATATTCATTTACCGATCCGCCAAAGGCATCACAACGAATATACACCCTAGCTTTTGGGCAATTTACGTTTCGCATAATTAGCGCTGAGAAGCCTCAAACAATCCTTTTAGCTTTGCCAGCGCTGCCTGTTGAGCTTCCGGCCCATTCTTGCCAGTGAAATCGTCACCTTTTTGGATGCGATCCATTTGTTCTTTGTAAGTAGCCTGACTTTCAGAACTAACCAGCCCCTTGTCGTCGCTGATCATCTCATCAAAGCGCAAAGCTGCACGGATAAAGTGCGGATTGTTACCCAGTCCACTGGCTTCCAAATCGACGCCCATTGCAATCGCTCCACGGTTTGCACGCTGCCAGTTGTTCTTGGCGTCGTCTTTCCATTCGGCATTGAGTTCAGCAACCATTGCTTCAACCTGCTCTTTTTGAGCCGACTCAGATTTTGCCACAATGCTGCTGATATTCTCATTATTGAGATTAATCAATTCATGCAGCGCTTCCGGTGGCACGCCGTATTTGTGAGCAATGCCCGCAGCTTTTCCGGCTAATTCAGCATTCCATTCAACGCCTTCAGGAAGGTTGTCAGGTGCCTTGATGCCATAGTCTTCCGGCTTCTCAGGCGCTCCGGTAAACTTGCGAAGATCGGCATAATACTTGGCCTGATCCTCTGGCGATGCGTCGGCCCCAGGTTTTTTTGGAGCCTGCGATTTAGCGCCGAAAGCTTTTTCAAGCTGAAGATAAGAAGCGCCTAGTTGGTCAACCTTTGGCTCGCCCTTCTGCGCATCCCAAAACTTTTCAGGAATGTAATCAGGCCGCGTTACCGTAGAAGGTACTGCCTCGATTGGCGTTGTCGTCGTTTCAGTTGTGGTCGCTGCTTGCGTTTGCAATGCGTTGTCCGCCGGTGGTGGTGTGGTTTCGGTTTCCATAAGAAAGATTAAATGCCGTTAGCTTTGCAGAATTGCGAGTAAGCGTCGTTGCCGTAATGATTAACAAAGCATCGCGCAAAGTATTGCGTGCCGGGTGTGCCCCACTCAAAGCCGATAGCAAAAGTAATGCCTGCCGCTAGATCATCACAACTAGCGGCAGGCTCCGACGCCGACGGATTACCGACAACCTCCGGCGCGGAAATTGGTTCAACAGTTAAGGATTCGTTAACAGTTGGCGCTTCGGCGACTTCAAAAGTAAGGCCCTCAATGCCTGCGACTTGGCGGATTTGCCCAATGATGCGCGGCGCTGGCTTGGCGTTCATCCATGCGATATTGCCAATGATATTGCCGATTATCTCGCCGTCGCGGTCAATTTGATTGTCTGGTGTGATCGTGATCATAATCTGTCAATTTCCTTTAGTAGCAGTGGGTTCAATTCTCCTGTCATAAAATTCGCACGATTAGGCGCTGAAATCCTGTTAATGAGTTCAGACTGAACTGCGACATACACGGCGGATGTCATTTGTTTATCCTCTAACAACGCTACAATCTCAGACCTCGAAAGATCGGATAGCGTCAGGTTAGATAATGCGAATTCTCTAAATGTGAGTTTTTTTTCAGTCATGTTTCTTGTTCTTGCGGTTTTTCGGTTTCTGGAATGCCCTTTAGGTGCATCGTAAATAGCCATCGAAGCGGCTCTTTCTGCCCTTCTCGGAATGCTGCTTTAACTACATCGCCGCCTTGCTCGAAAGCGGGATTAAGAATACCGCCCACGTCTGCGTTGAGTGAGCGGAAAACTAGCTGAAAATCCGGCTTGTCGAAGAGTCGAAGAGCGGCTTTTAACACGTCCTTCTTTTCGTCGGCAGTGAGCGGCGTCAGTAGCTCAGGTGATGATGGTGTCATGTGTGATGATTACGCCCCGACTAATTCCTTCACTTTGTCAATACCGCCAGCACTATTTACAGCGCTGCCCATTTCTTTCGCCATCATGGCCGCTTGCTGCATTTGCTGTGCCTGTGCGCGTTGTTGCTGAATAGCCTCGACATCTTCACGCTTGCGGAGCAGCCCTTCAGGAGCACCAACGAGCCTTGATTTCTCGCGGATGTAAAAAGTTGTGTCGATATTGTCCATAACCGTAGGATCAATGGCAGCAATCGAAGCGGCCGTCTGCATGACTTCATCGGCGCCGCGAGCGTTCCAGCTATCAATCGCCATTGCAAGGCGTGACGTGAGCGCAATCTCTGGATCGGCGACTTGCACAAAGCCACGTCCGACAAGCTCATAGGCTTCTTGTGGAGGTGGTGGAAGCAAGCCATTCTCAGCGCAAAGCTCGAAGGCACGGCGTAGATGCGGCTCAATCGTCTCTCTTACGTCGCGGTGATAGATAGGCCCCACAGTGTCCAGTTTTTCACCGGCACGTTGTGCCACTTCATAAGCAGTCATCTCGCGGTCAATGCTGGCAAACATCTGGAACATATCGAGCGAGCAAAGGCGCTTGATCATGTCTTGACGCATACGCACACGTTCCAAAGCAACGCTCCATTCACCTGTGACCGGCACAGGATAAACACTTTCAGGCCCCATGCCGGAAGGGTAATAATTCAGCGCCCGTGCTGCCGTTTTGAGACTTCCTTCAAACGTGTCAGGCACAAGCATCGGAGGAAAGACTTGCTTCTCCGCAAACACGTCCATCATTTGCTGGATGAAATTGAGCTGGCGAGCTTCTGGCAGAATGGCAAACCCTGGACCGTAGCCCCATCCAGTGGAGCCAATCATTGCGTCATAGGACAAGTAACGGCCAACGGTAAAAGGAAACCCGTCGTAACCGCCTTCTTGAACCATCTTCTTTGACGACATCTCGACGTAGGCCGAGACATACTTCTTGCGCGTCTTGATGTTGTATCCGTATGCGCCAACCTTGGAAGGCTCGCGAGGCTCGACGATGTGAATGAATGTGAAGCTCTTTCCTTTGCTGTAATCGCCCTGAAAACAGTCTTTGATGACCTTGGGAAGATTGTCTTCGCCGAATTGCTGACGTGCCTGCTCTGCCGTTAGTTCAAACTCGCGGATGAATCGGTAGCATTTGCCGAATGGATCAAGCTCAAAGACGTAGGTGCCAATCTTGATCTTTTCAAAGCGCAGTCGATTGCCCTCGCCCATCTCGGAGAAAATGGCAGTTGTGCCAAAATTCCAAAGGTCGGCTACGGATTCAAGGCGCTCGAGTTGGAAGTTGCTACGGCTGTTCACCTCTTGATTGAGAATCTGCGAGCACTCCGAGAGCCAACCTTTCACAGAGTCGTCATTTTTCAGCTTCAGATTAGGCTTCAGCGAAATCCATGGTTGAGACGCCGGAGTTGTCCATGACGTGTAAGCAGATACGGCGCGCTGCACGGAGTCGGTAGCAGTCGCGTCGTAGATTTGCGCCTCCTTGTTACTATCCGGCATATATCGCTTTTCTGTAATGCCTGCCTTGCGCGGGCTTACGTAGTTGGCGATGTCCTGCCAAATTTGATCTTGAGTCGACACGCGCTGATCCTTCAGCCGCTGATAACAGCTAAGCCACTTCTTTGTTTGCTCCGTGCCTTCGTCGTTCATATTAGCGAGATGGGAATTGAGTCATAAACCCGCCGATATTAGTGGACTTCGGCTTAGGTGCTCGCGTGTTAATCATTACGCCTTCACCGCCAGAACCAAGCGCACCGATTGAGCCGAGCGCCGTTTTTGGTGCCAGCGGATTCATTGGATTGATTGTTTTATCAAGGCCCATGCGACGATAAGCGGCTGTGCTGGCCTGCTCTCCGTCAGCCGAGTCAGCACGAACTGGCGCAGGCGTAGGCGGTGGCGCTTTGGGTTTCTGTGGTTTTGGACTGCCTCCCATAATTGAGCGATTCTCTCTCACTTTTGAGAAGTCGCAAGCCTTTTTCTCAATCGTTGATATGGAATCCAATGCGTCTCTCCATTGTGCTCGCGGCAAAATCCTAGCCATTTGCGCTTGTCTTTTAGCGGGTCAATGCTGACAAAATAATCAAGATTGCCCACGGCCAGCGTCACAAAAACGGCAAGCTCTGAGTAATCGCCGTAGTCTCGACTCGTATCAAACGCGCAGATGAAACAGTCAGGCGAGCAAAAGACATAGCCGTCCGTCAGATGCTCTTTCATCATGTCGTTAAAGTTAATGCCTAGCTCTTTGGCTAGATCGTAGGCTTCTTGAAATGGCGTCATTTCTTGAATCTGGGCTTGAAGTTGTGCAGGCGATAGACCTGAACAGCGCTTTCGCTGCATTTCAGAATCTTAGAGATGGCCCAGTTTGAATGCGTTTCCCAAGCTCGATCACTGATTTGTGGCAACTGCTCTTTAAGCCTCGTGCGTGTCGTCTTATCCGGCGCTCTTGGCAATCCTAGTTTACGCCTGAACTTAGTGACTGTCTTTTCACAGCAACCAAGCTGCTTAGCGATTACCTCGTTTGTTTGGTTCCAATCGGTGACGGAGCTGAAATCTACTGCGTTGTGTAACATGTGATGATGATGTGATGATGATTAAGTCTGCTGCCATTCCTGGCGTCTGCGCGGCGATTCTGGACTATTGTATCCGGGAATCAAGCCTAAACGATCTGCCTCTGCCATGGTTCGCACGCCGTCAGCGACGTGAGATGCCCACGTGTGAAGCGGGACGTTGCGAACAATGCCGCTTGATGAATCAGGCGCGGACTCGTAAGCTTTGAGTCCTTTGACGCCCATCTCACAAGCTGGGATGCGGAACTCAAACGTAGGCATTAGGCCCATGACGTAATCGACGCCCTGCCACACGTCAGGGATCACAGGCACAACGACAATGTTTTTGAATCCTGCTGCAATGGCATCGCTCTCAAATGTCACGCCGTTGCGCTGCGTTTGGCGTGCATCGTGCGGCATGAAGTGTTTTCCGTAGTTGTAACCCTTCGCGGCCATATGTGCGCATCGCTCCTGAATCGTGAGCGGAAGGCCAATGTCGCAGTCGATCCAGCGGAAATGCCCGAATGCCGAGCGTTGACCATACCACACCGTTGTATTGCGCGGCCCGCCCAAATCCCAGAACGTGTGAACCGGCGAACGTCCATCAATCGGGAACTCTCCAATCCTGCCCTCTGCTGCCGCTGCCGTCATGTATCGGCCATAGATTGCGTTCTCGTTGGCAATGTTGAAATCACAATAGAACTCCTGTCTGATTAGCGGCTCAGACATTCCAGATCGTCGTTCCTCGTCAATCTGTGCCAGCGTGATGGCTCCGGTATCCTCAACGCTCAGAACCTGGGTGAACCAAGACTCGTTTGTTTTAGCCATCTTGAGCATGTCGAAGAAGTGATTTTCTCCGCGAGGCGTGCCGTTGAACCAAGCGAAGCCGCCGTTTTCTGCCAGAATCGGGCGCGTGTAATCCCACGCCAGCGGATTCTGATTCTGAAACTCCGAGAACACAACGCCGTAGTAGTTGCCGCCCACAACGTCCAGGTTGTCAGTGCCCAGAATCTGAATCGTTGAGCCGTTGATTAGCTCGATTCGCATGTCCGTTTGATTCGGAGGCTTAGCGAGCAGTTCCTTCGGTATGTGGTCGATGACGCGCATTCCATTAGTCACGTCCACGTTAGTCCATAAAGCCTTGCGTCCTAGTGCTGCCGTTGGAAAATAATAAGCTAGGTTGCACGGCTTTTCTACAGCTTTGGTAATGAGTCGATTGAGGCACATTTTATCCTTACCACATCGGCGATGCCAAACCATTAAACACCGCTTATAAGTATCCATAGCCCTCCACATGGGAAGCTGGTAATCACGCGGGTTGAATCGGTGTGGGAGTTCAATGGTCATATTGCTAAACTTAGCTCCTTGTGAGGCAATGCGTCACCCTCTAACCATTGACCCAATGCTCTAGCTTGTCTGCCGTTTTCGGTGCCTTGCATCCAGCCTGTGCCATCCACAGACTCCACACGCCAACGCTCGCATATATGAAGACGCTCGACCTCATTGACTCGACCAACATGGACACGAATCCCAGTCTGTGCCCACATAGGCAATGAACGCCATTTCCACTCAGTTGTCCCGCCAATAAACACCACTTCAGCATTTGTTGGAATGTCATCAGGAGTCATTCCATCCTGAACCGCTATCGCTAAAGGCCATCCGTAACGAGCTACAACAGGTGCGTATTTCTCCCATTTAGCCAATGTCGACTCACGGTCTGCCACCACGTCAGGCACAAGCACCCAACGAGGATTCAGCTTTTGATCTCGCACGTTGTTCAGCATCGCCAACCAGGCTTCCTCACTCCACTCTCGGCCAGTTGTCCAACTAGCAAAAGCATCGTTATCAAGGGCAAATGGCATCCACGGCCTAAGTTTTGTTTTTTTCATCGCAGATGGCCCGACTAACCAACCAATCTTACCTTCATGCCTCCCTGCCCAATAATGCACGATGGCACTAGAGTTGTTTGATGGCATGACCATGAGTTTTCGCTTCACGTCTCGCGCCATGATCTGAGCCCAGTGCAGTTTTTTGATTTCAATGCTCACAGTTTGCGAATCACAATTTCAGTAGCGCCCGAATGCTCAACCTTCTCAGGAGCATAATGGCCGGCGCCTCTGCCAATCTCGCGCAAAGCCCCCGTAGCGGCTGAAAAGTCGGCCACCTCCTCGGCAGATGCGGCAATTCTAGCCAGCCTTTCAAGCCATTTGTCTTTGCTCATATCAAACTTGCGATCGGCTTTTTCGGCCACTTTTGCCCGCAATTCTTCAATCCTAGACATCACCTCAACACGATTAGCCAATCGAGGTCCGGCAGTTTCGGCTGACTCTGGCGTGCAATTCCAGCCATCACGATAAGCCTTAGCCGCTGGCGTGCTTAGCGCCACTGCTTGTGCAAATGCTTCATGCTTAAGGTTTTTTAGTGCTGGCATATCAATTAAAGTCTTCTCTGATTTCTTTGAAAGTAAAGGTAGGCCCTGAAAATGCCAGTGGAATTGTCCAATTGCGTGCGCCGCCTCGGTTTTTGTCACAATACAATCTTCGCTGAGTTTCGTCTGATACGCCATCAACCTCAACTTTTGAAATAATGAACACGCTATCAGCATTCTGACCAATAGCCCGAGACTCGCGCAATTTACCGTAATCGTTTAGCTGTGAAGCTGTGAGGATGTGGCAACCACTGCGACGTGCTGCATTCTTCATGCGTCTGGATACGCTGGAAACGATTTCTTCCCGAGTTGCGCCCTTGCGTCCCTCTTCCTCAAGCAACTGGAGATAATCAACGACGGCTAAATCGTAGCCGCCTTGTTCGATGTCGGCCAAGATGTCTGATGCCGTGGCATTGTCGGTGTCGATCAAATCACAACCTAGGTCTGAAAGCTCACGAATTGACCGCATAAGCATATCCTGCTGACCTCGACTCATTAGGCCATTGTAAAGCGAGGCATTATCAACGCCGCTGTCTTCGCTCAATATTCGCAACGTCTGCTCTGTAATCGGCATTTCTAGCGAATACCAAGCCACTCTGGCGCCTGATCTCAGCGCATTTCTCGCGCAGTTTTGCATGATAGCGCTTTTACCGTCGGAAGGCAGGCCCGCAAATACAGTGACACGGCCTTTCTGAAGTCCTCCGCATTTCTTGTCCATCGTATCAAACCCAGTTGTGAATCCTGCTAATGCGCCCCCTTTGCTCATTCGTTCCTGGATCTCGTCCATCGTTTGATCCATTGCCGTTTTCAATGTTACCCGTGACAGTTTGCGGATTGTTGACTTTGCCACGGATTCCAGCGCTTCCTGAGCCTGCTCAATCGCGTTAGCGATGCTAATGCTTGAATCTTGGAATATGGCCAGTGCTTTGGAATGCGCTTCGATATGGCACCGAGCGAGATACTTGTCTTGAACAATGCGCTTGTATTGCAGGTAATGGACAGGCGACGGAACGAAACAATAAAGCTCTGTGATATAAGCAGCTCCGCCAATTTGCTCAAGCTCTCCCTTTTCCCGGAAATGATTAGCCAGAAGAATAGGGTCAATTGGCGTGCCTATGTCGTAAAAGGCAATAAGAGCGGTAAAAATACGCCTGTGCTTTTCAAGATCAAAAGCTGAAACATTAAGTGTATTTCTAGCCTCTCCGATTCGATTGACTGGATCTTGTAGGAGGCATGAGAGAAGCGATGATTCAGCCTCATGTGATACTGGCATGTTCATAAGCATGATTGAGGGCGGATTGGTTGAGCTTTCGGTTTTGGTTTCTCGTCCTCATAGCGTTTCGAGTTCAAGTAACTTGCAGGATATGGAATGTATTGTCCTGAATCTTTAGTCCAGTCTTCAGACTTACGTTGCCAGTCTAAAACATTAAGAACGGTAATGAGATCTGGTTTGATTTTGTTCCATGCTTTCAGAGCGTCTGATTTAGCGGTCTTTCTTGGGTATGCTGTCCAAAATTCCTCAAAACCTTCCCAATCCGAAGGATATACTTTCCCTTCCTTGTTCCCTTCCTTTCCCTTCCCTTCCTCCTTGGAGTCCTCCAAGATCATTCCAAGATCATTCTTGGAGTCTTCTTGGAATACGCTGGAAGCCTTGAGTTTACTTGGATTCGGCTTGTCCACCCTTTGATGCTTAGCAAAGTTCTTAATCTTACCAATAGACCTTCCTTGATCATCTTTGCCCAGGTCAATCCACCCTACGCTGGAAAGGTCTTGGAGTGCTCTTGGAATCTTCGTGGAATCCTCCAAGAATGGAAAGACCTGTCCACGAATCAGCACTGGATTGGCTAGGAAGTATCCTTCATCGTCTGCCCAGTTGAGCAGAGCAATGGCAAGTAATCGAGTGAACTCAGACTTACTACACAATCCTTCGTGCATCCAAAATTCAGGCTTAATGGTTCGTATTCTCATAAACATAAAATCCCTCAACTCTGCCGTCGAGTTGGAACGCGCCCAATGAAAAAGCGCCCCGACGGCAGGATTGAAGGATTAATGTTTGAATGATCATTGTATAATTGCCAGAGGGTTCCAATCCTTTACCCGGCGTCTCAGTTTATCAGATTTGAGAAAATCAAAAGAACAATTACCACGGAATTTCTCCGCCATCGTCTTCTAATGGCGAGGGAGCGGCCTTTGCAACCTGCCGAGTCGGGCGAGCTTGCGATTGATGGCCTTCGTTGCTCCACTCCTTGCCGTTGCCGATGATCGGCAGCTTAGCGGCTCCGCTTTCTCGCTCCTCTTTGGTTGATGGCTCAGCGACAAAGTGCGTGTTGCCGTAGTCGTCCTCGCCGTTCTTGTTCGAGATGGCTTCTAGATTCAGATAAACCTTGCCGTTTTGGTGTGGCTTGGCCCTGCTCTTAGCGATGCGGATCACAACGCAATCCTCGCCCTTGATTGTTGCTTTGCATGCTCCCTGGAGTTGGAGCAGGTTGATTGAGATGTTTAGTTTTTTCATGGTTTTAAGTAGTTAAGGATTTCTAGTTTTGCGGCATCAAAGCCTCGGCAGACCACGACTAAATAGCCGTTATCCGACAACCTGCGATGCCATTCTTTCTGCGCCTGCGAAACAATGCCGCCTGTAACGCGCTTCATTTCAATAAACATTCCTGAATAGCCGTGACGAGGAATCGCCAAAAACAAATCAGGAACGCCAGCTTTCAAGCCTTCAGATTTCAGCTTGCCTGCCTGCGCCTTTGAAACGTGCGCGCCGTTTGGCACCGAAAACAATGACGCAAGCTCGTGGATTGTTTTACTTTGGATCGTAGCCCAGGCCACTAACGCGCGTTGCTCAACGTGTTCGGAATATGACGGAGCTTTCATGCTACCCTCCCTTGCAGCCATGACGGCATTTGAGCAACAGCTCGGCCATGATAAGCTAGCTTTGTTGACGTTCCCTGCCCTCCCATAATGGCCTTGACCATAGCCTTCTTCATCTGATCGTGTTGCCCTGCCTTGCGCTCAATCGTGCGCCAGACGGGAAGCTCTGCATCGGATATGACGACGTGAACATTGACCGGCCTCGTTTGACCAAATCGCCACTCGCGCCGGATTGCCTGATAAAACGACTCGTAGCTGTAGCTAATGGACGCAAATACCATGTGACTTGCATGTTGCCAGTTCATCCCAAATCCACAGATGGACGGCTTGCTAATCAGCACGCGAGCGCGGCCCTCGCTGAAAGCATTCATCCTATCCTCCTTAGCATCAATCGAATCAGATCCCTTTACCTCCACAGCATCAGGAATTAGCTTTGCCAACAACTCGCTTTCATCATTCGATTCACACCAAACAAGAGACGCTTCACTTGTGCAGTTTGCCAATTCAGCAGCAAGGCCGCACCGCTCTTTCAACGTGAGCCGCTTTGTTTTGTGCAAGTCCGTTGCCGATGATGTGGGCATCATAAACAACTCGCCCTCATCACCCGCCTGCATTGGAGTGTTAACCGTATGAGTGTGAGTTTGGAGCTTGGGCAAAATATAAGCGCCATCTTCAAAGCCCAGATCGGAAGGCATCGAGACGCACGCGGCCCAGCTTCCTACCCATGCCCAAAAGTCAGCTTCGGCGTGGCCTTTAATCTTATAAACGCCCACTTTTGACGGGTCATTGATAAACCAGCGAGCTAGCATTTCAGTCGATGGCATCACGCCGAGGAACTGTGAATGGTTGCCAAGCTCCATGTGATCGTTAGGCGCTGGCGTAGCGGTGCAGGCTAGTCGGTATTTAGTATCACTAAACTGATCACAAAGAAGCTGCTTCGTCTTGCCCATGAAGCCCTTGAGGATTGAGCTTTCATCGAGCACGACGCCAGCGAAACGACGGCAGTCGAATTTATCAAGACGCTCGTAGTTCGTGATCGTGACGCGGCTGGAAACAATGCCATCTTTTGAATAAACGACATCCATGCCAAGACGACTTTGTGCCTCTTTGACTGTCTGGCTTGCCACCGCCAGCGGTGCTACAATAAGCACCTCGCCGGGAACGTGCCGCGCCCATTCGCATTGAGTGATGGTCTTGCCGAGTCCAGTATCGAGGAACAAAGCAGAGCGGCCTTTCTCAAGGGAAAACTCTGCAACTTTCTTTTGAAACGGGAAAAGCGACTTATGAATGCCGCTGTGATTAATCGGCATGGAAGCAGGCATGAGCTTCTTGGAGTTGAGGAAATCGTGATAATTCATAGCATAAACTCCGGTTGAGCTGAGGCAGCAGCGAGAAAGCCTTTAGCGTGTTCGTAATACTCTGGCTTCAATTCGGAGCCGATAAACTTCCGGCCCATCTCAACGGCGCAAACGCCTTCACTGCCAATGCCCGTGAACGGAGAAAATACCACATCGCCAGGATTGCTCCAAAGTTGAATAGAACGCCGAATTACGCCAAGCTGCAAAGGGCAGATATGCTTTTCGTCCTTGCTAGACTTGGCGATCTTGAAATTAAGCACGTCCTGTTGATCAACGTCCCACCATACCGGCTCAGCGTAACGCCTCCAAATGTTAATGGAGTCCACCGCTGCAACCGTATTGCGTGAATATGGTGAAGGATGATAACAACCTTCCTTGCGCGGATCGAGGTCAGCGTCGCCGATGTAACCAGCAAAACCTCCGCGAGAGATTGGCTTTGTTGACATCATGCCTTCAAGTGGTGGCTTACGCATGATGATAAGGTAATCGGCCATGCCTTGCCGGAGTTGCGATTGATCTCGAAGGACTGACTTATGAAGCAGCCCGTTGTTGTTCGTGCGTTCGCGCTCTGTGACTGGGCATTTCCATATCGTAACGCGGGAATGAAAATTCCAGCCCTCGGCTTCATGCGCCCTGATGATGTCACCGGGAAAGTCTCGCAAACCTGCGTAGCCATCGCTGCCAAAATAAGCAGGAAGATCTTTGCAGTGAATGACAGTGAGACGTCCCGGAACGGTAACGCGCAACTTCTCACGAATCAGGAACTTATATTGCTCAAAAAACTCGGAGTCATCCGCGCAGTTTCCCATATCGGCTACCGAGTCCGAATAAATGTAAAGGTTAGCGAACGGTGGCGAATAAACGCTCAGGTCGATTGAATTGTCAGGCATTGAGCTAGCAAGCTCCACGCAATCGGCATTGTATAAGCTCCAGCCTTCGCCGGAGGATTGATCTAAGATATTCATTGTGATGATAGTGATGATGTTTCGTTATTCCAACTGACCTGCAGGAACGAGTTCCACGCTAGCTTTGCCCATTTCCACGGCACCCGTCAAGACTGCATCGTGAAGATTGTCGAGCGCCTTGCCTTTTGAGTGCGTGGCATCTTTGAGAAGTTGCTTAACGTCTCCAAGACCGATTGAGCAAAGCGCGGTAAACTGCTCAGCGGTAACTCCGTAAGCTTCACATGCAGCAAAGACTTTTGTAACGTCGGTGATTGAGCGCCGCCCCTTTTTTTCTCGCAGCGTAAAGAACTGCTGGAACTCGGGATCGTTTTCAGCCCGCACTTTTGCCACGCCCTCGATGGCGGCAACGTAGCGTTTGACCATTGCCAGCCCATTCATCGCAGATGCAAGACGAGCGGCGGGAAGATCCAACGCGCGCGCCCACATGGCCTTTCTCTGTGTCTCGCCGTCCATGCCTGCAATGGTAGCAGGCTCGATAGCTTCGACCTCCTGAATAGCTGCTTCTTGAAACTTACGGCATCCGTAGCGAGCTTTGCAATATTTGCACCAATCGCCAGCCCGCAAATCATCAGGCCCAGCTTCCATCTCGGCATCAAGAGCGGCGAAAAGCCACGACTCCGCAAGCTTTAAACCGTTAGCGTTGAAGTCCGCCGTTGTCGGCTTGCCTTTCATAGGCTGGACAAGCGCAACACGCACGTCAGTCAGCTTGTGCTTTTTCGCCACTAAGACGGCCAAACTCATAAGCTGCGGATTCTCGATTGCCGTGGCGTGATCGCCGCGCAGGCTTTTAAAGTCGATGAGAAAACCGTGAGTGCCGGAGATATAGAGCCGGTCAAACTGCCCGGTGAATATCACGTCAGCTTTTGTAAACTCGGTGACTTCCACGACTCCGCCTAGGCGAGTAAGCCCGTAGCGTTTCTCACTCAGCCTATTCTTGTCATCGTGGCCCCACTCTGCAAGCAAACTGCAAACCTGGCGTTCACACATCTCAGCCGTTTGCACAGCCTCGACGCTTGCATTGTCTTCAGTCAGTTCGCCGGCAAGAATAGCGTGAACTTCGTTCCCAATATTGGCCTCGGTAGTATCCTCCTCAATTGGGGGCGCTGCAAACTCAGCTTGATGAGAGCCTGGGCATTCTAGCACGCGATGAAGTTTTGACGCACTAGGCACGTTTTGGAATGGATTGACGTAGCTCATGGCTGACCTCCTTTCACGAGCTTAACGATTGCGTCAAACTGCGCAAGGCAGCTCGTCAAAACGTCAGCTGCAGCTTCGGGCAGCGGCACAAACTCAGGATCGGCGAGGCCTTGATCTGCCATAACGCCGTGAACTTCAGACCATTTAATGCCAGCCACTGCGAGCTTGGCGGCGATTTGTTCAACCTGCGACGGCGGTTCATCGCTTAGAGAAAAGGATTCCGCACCCTCATTTGTATTAAACCCATGTGTCAATGCACACTTGGGCGAGGATGCGGCCTCTGACTGAGCCAGAGATTTGTATGGCGGAGGTTGCGGGCATTCCTCCGGCGTGGGAGTTTTCGGCTTGAAGAGCTTGGAGTCGGTAGCTTTTGGCGTTACATCGCGAGCCATGCCGATACGCTCAGCCTCATCTTCGTCGGTGATGCCGCTAAAACCAAACGCCACGCGAGCGCACTGGATGGTTGCTTTGTGTCGCAACATGCGATGTTCCATCTTCCACGGGTCGGTGTTACGACGGCATTCAGCTAAGTATTCAGTGACGCTAGTTGGATGCTTGCGATCTTTGCGATGAATAAGCGCGGTGCATGAAATGAGCTTGCCGTCGTTTTCAGTAAACTGAAACTCAATGCCGTCAAATTGAGGATGGTCATTCATCATACGCAGCCAGCCGTCAATGGACACGACTGGAACAATGCCGCCGCCTTTAGCTGGAAATGCGTAGATTTCCTTTGTGAGCGGATTCAATCCATACTCGTTGGCGACAATGACAAGGCTCATAAGCTCGTCGTCGGACGCGCCTTTGAAGACGGTATTCTTGAGCGTGCCAAGCAGCTTGGCGGGATCGACGTTGAACTTGCCTGCCATGGTGGCAAGCGCAGATGGTTTAGCGGTAGTAGTAAGTTGTGATGACATAGTGTGATGATGTTAAGCGATGAATGCGAGGCAGAGGATAATAACAACCAGCAGGATGCCGCCTGCAATGGCTGAAAATGTTTCGTGGTAGCGAGCAAGAAGAAAGCGGCGCTCCGCTTCTAGCCTGCGCTGGCGTGGAGAGTTTGCGCGGATGTGGTCATCCATCTTGAGGTGCCACTGTGCGCGGTTGTCGGTTACACGGTCGCCCATGCCGGAGCGGAAATGGAATGAGGATAGATTATTCATTAGCGGTAAGGTATTCGATTGCATCAAGTGCAAGTTGAACTGGAGTCCGAGCGCGGAATGATGCTTCCCACGCTTCATTTTCAGAATAAAGCTGAATGCCGGGATCTTCGCCAGCCACGGGCCAAGACATATGACGGTCTGCGATAACCCAGGTAAAACTGGAGTCGCTGCGGAACTCCAGACGATAGCCGCCGTTGATTGCGTCAGGATTTCTTAAAGTAAATCCGAGGTCTTCCAGCTTGCGAAAGATTGTAACGAAGAATGCACGCTTGCGCGGACCTTCGTTGATGGAGTCAAGCCATGGAGTTAAGTCGTTCATATTGCCGATCCTTTCCGAAGGCGTAGAGGGTTTCCGGTTGCGGCCTGCTTGCGTTTAAGCAAATCTGCAATGCCATTGGTGATAAATCCCTCAGCGAGGGACTGAAGGCTACAGCCTTGATTGGCTGCGTTGATACGTAGTTGCGAGTGCAATGTCTCGCTAATTTTTAGCGTTTTCATGTGATGATGTCGTGATGACAACGCATCTAATCACACGCGCCAAACTCGCGCAAGTGTAAAAGTAGAAATCTTTTCACCCGTGCCTATTTTGCCACTTAGCAAGGAAAGAACTAAGCGGCTCATCACCGTGATCGTTCATTCTGCAAACGCACTTATTATGCTGGCATTCAACAAACGTGCATCCCGGCTCATGGCTTACTTTAGGCTGTGCCGTTTTGAGCCGTCGGCATTTTGCCGTTGCGTTGAAATGATCTGCGATGCGTTGCCAGTCGGTCATGATTTCACAATAATAGGCCCGTCACCAGTTGCAAACGCGCCGCCGCATATCTTGCGCCAACGTAATTGAGCCGCGTCCCAGAATTTAGCGCCTTTAATTAAGCGCCAGTCTTTCGGCCCATTGTAGAGCTTCCATCCAAAAGGGATTTTCATCAGTCGGCGCATTCGATAACAAGCTGAATAAACCATACAAGGCTGAACAGGGCTGTTCCATACACAAATCCAAAACAATAGACGGCCAAAAAATAGAAACCGTAAGGCCAAATTGCACGCCTCATAGCAATTCAGCAATGGCCTCGCAAGCTGCCAGCCTTCGCACGGGATCAATCATCTTTTCAAGATCGCCAGCGTTGTCGATAAATCCAAGCTCGATGAGAAAACACGGTTGGAAAGCCATGACGGCAAGCCTTGAATGCTGGCTTGCGCTTTCAGTTTTAACGCCCCGCGATTTGGTGCCAAGAGAGGCGCATAAAGCCGCGTTGATTTTTGAAGCCAGCTCTTTGTTAAACTCGCCACGGTAAAACGTCTCTGTGCCATTTGCCGAGCCGTTTGCAGCGTTGCAGTGGATGCTTATCATAATGTCGCAGCCGTATTCTTCCGCGATGCCAGCACGCTCGCCAACTGGCGCGGGATCGCTGCCGTTGATTCGAGTTCTGACAACCTTGTGCCCGCGAGCTTGCAAGATGACGCGCAGCTCGTTAACCCAGTCCATCGCAATCTCGGCTTCTTTTTTACCGAAAGCACAAGCGCCAGGATCATAAGCACCTGCGCGCCGATTGCTCATTCCGTGGCCAGGATCTAGGCAGACAGCTTTCATTTAATAAACCCTCCCGTTGATGATTTTGTGATTCGTCACCTCGTAATTGCCATCGGATTGCGTTTCCACCCAAGCGAATCCGTGATTCCAACGGTTCACGATGGCGTAATCCGGCGTCAGGTCGCAAAGACACCCAGTGCTCCAACAGGATGAGAGCTTTTTGTTTAGCCCCGTGCTTTCAGTGTGCTCGCTAGTGCGATGCCAATGCCCGCAAATAAGCGACTCTTGCACACGCATCCAGATCCCTCGCGCTGGATTTACAGGTGAACTCATACCCTGCGGCAATTCGTGCCCGTGATAAATCGGCAGGCTACCAAGTCGAATAAGCGTTAGCGATGGCACAAGCTCGATCCTCGACTCATCAAATTTCAGCAGCACGGGAAGCTCGAAGTCTGACACGCCGAGAAGCACGGGCGCATTCTTAACCAGAAACATTTCCATTCTCGCTTCATGGTTTCCAATCTTATAGAATATGCGGGCGTTTGGGAATTGTTTTCGAAGGTGGAAAAGGAACTGGCGGATTGCATCAAGCTCATCCGCAAGCGAGCGCCGCGGATCTTTGTCGTGACGTGATACGCCGTAAAAATCACCGATGTCACCGTTGAGAATAATCACGTCCGGCTTTTTCTTTTTGCCGTGAGCGATAGCAGCGGCAACGGCAACTTCGTCGTGGTAGGGAATGTGGATGTCTGATAGGATCAGCACCTTCAAGGCCCCGCTCAAAACGATTGGCTCCCGTGTTCTTGCGAGCGTTTTAGGTATCACATCCTTCTGCCAGCCAAGGGGCTTAAACATAGTTTTATCCACAGCGTGTTTGTTGTGATAAAACCCTTTGGCCCCCCGAAGTCTTCTTATAGTATCGCGAGCCGATTCGGGCGACATAAAAACCGTGGGCAATTCCTTATGCAAGATTTTAGCAAGCGTAAGGTTTTCCGTTTCTGGAAAACGCTTAAGATACGATCTAACGATATCAGCTTTAGTCATAGATCGTGAAAAAATAGTGCAATAATAGCGAGTGATCCAACCGCTACCAAAGCAAATAAAATGCCTAGAGTAACGGTCAGAACGGTCATAACGATTACAGTCCGCTTTTGTCGCCGTCCTTGGCTACAATCAGCCCAAGACTAACAGCAAGAGCCGTCACCTGATGAGCGATTGGCGCATATTGTGGCAACACGACAGGCACCACTACGGATGCAAAACCAAAGATTCCAGCGAGGGTAGTTTTCCAGTTTTTGAAGATGTTCTTTTTCATATTACTTGCGGAGGTTATTGATTGCTGAAATGCAGCCTAGAATGCCAGCCAAAGTTCCGACTGCTAGAGAACTCAGCTTCAACCAAACTTCGATCTCTGCAAGACTCGTCACCGTGCTTGCAAAGGCGATTAGCGAACCGATAAAGGGAGTGAGGTGATTGTCTTGCATAAGTCAATTTAAGTCTAACTGTTGAGCCAAAGCAAACACTTCGTCGATCTCGGATTCAGTCTTGCCCAAAGCTGAAGCAATCTGCGAAACGCGGAAATGAGCGCGTGAAACCGTAGTCGCAAACTCAAAATCAGTTTGAGCTTTAAATCGTTCATTCGCGTCCTCAATACTGGCAACGTAAGCGCTAATTCTGATTGTAAGGTCACGCCCGCAAGCCTCACGAAAGCTCCGCATGGAAACGACGGCTGGCTGTGTTTCAGTGGCGCTTTTGTAAGTATAACCAGCAGCAATAGCATCGCTTTCTAGCATGGTATTCGGTGCCAATGGCGCGTCATTAAATGCCAAAGAAACATTGATGATCGTAGTTCCGTCGATGTGAGCGATTCGTTTCATATTAGAAAGTGATAACTAAAGCATAGCCTTGAGCGCCATTTCCACCAGCGCCTGAGTCTCCAATACCATCGGTTCCAGCCGCTCCACCGCCGCCGCCTGCGCCAAAGCCACCACCATTACCGCCTGCGCCACCCGCTCCTGCACTGTTTGAGCCGCCGCCGCCACCACCAGTGCCTGAACCTCGGCCTGCTGTTCCGTTGCCGCCAGCGCCACCGCCAGATGCTCCCGCTGTGCCACCTGCAAGCGATGTGACTGCTGCCGCTGCACCCATAGCACCGCCAGCACCGCCTGTAGTGTTTACGTTTGATGCGTTTAATCCGCCACCGCCGCCGCCTCCGGTTGGGGCCATGAAATTAACTGCCGCCGATGACGCTCCGGCTGCTCCACTGGCACCAGCAGCACCGCCCGCAGCAGTGTTTACGACAAGCAAACCAATACATGAACCGCCAGAAAGAGTCCCGCCAGCGCCACCACTACTCGAAGAACCACCAGAACCATTTTCACCTCCTCGGGCGATTGTTGAGGCAAAGCTAGTATTGCCCCCAGCTACGCCTGGGTTCCCGTTGGTGAATACTGTTTGAGCCGCGCCACCTGTGCCACCTGCACCAACTACAACAGACTCTGTGGAACCTAATTCAGTTGTGAGCGCCCAGAACTCCACAACTGCGCCAGCGGCAGCACCACCGCCGCCGCAACGTGTTACACCAACAGAACCTTTACGCCCTGAACCACCGCCACCGCCACCTCCAACAAGACGCACAAAAACGCGCTTGGCTGTGGATGGACTTGGATTCGTCCAAGTTGCGTCGGCTGTGTAAAGCTGAACGTCAGGGCCGCTTCCACCGCCGCCACCGCCGCCGCCACCGCCACCGCTAGCAGCCCATTTCACGCCACTGGCCTCTGCGCTGTCCACCGTAAGAACGTGACCATTAGTGCCGCCAACTGCCACGCGGATGTTGTCAGTGCCGTTGTGAACAATCAAATCGCCTTTGGTCGTGGTTGGAGCAAGCGCGTCAAATGCCGCTGTTTGCGCCGTTTGACCTGTGCCGCCGTTTGCGATTGGCAAAGTCCCAGTGACGCCAGTGCTCAACGGAAGCCCAGTGCAACTTGTTAGTGTGCCGCTGGATGGCGTTCCTAATGCAGGAGTTGTTAGCGTTGGCGATGTCCCAAGAACGATGCTGCCGCTGCCAGTGACGTTTTGAGCAAGCGCCGCAGCAACGCCAGTGCCCAGTCCTGTGATGCTGCCAACTGCGGGCGTGATCGTATTCGTTGAAACTGCCGTCACAAGTCCCTTGGCATTAACCGTAACCGCTGGCGCTGCCGTGGCACTGCCGAAACTGCCAACATTGTTGTTAACCGTTGCCAATGTCAGAGCGCCAGTGCTTGCAAGCGTAGCGTCTCCCGAAGCGGAGACTGGCGCGTAAGCTGTGCCGCCTGCGTTGCCAACTAAGACCTGGCCTGCACTTGGCGCGGTATTTGGCACGATTGACGCAATAGTTTGCGCGTCGTTTGTTACGTTAGCGAGGCCGACTTGCGACTTGGTTACGCTGTGCGGGTTGCTTGTGTTTCCAACGTGCGAAGAAAGGCTGCTAGCCGTCGTGTCAGCGGTAGCGCCTTGTGCGGCTGTAGCGTAGTCCGTAGGCGCCGAATTAGTTGCAGAAATAACGCTGTTGAGTTTCGCCCTTACGGATGAACCCGATTCGCCGTTTGTTATAGTTCCAATGGGCATATGTTAATCGTTCCAAGTTTCAGAGTCTAGCCAAACACCGGTATCATCCCAAGTATTAGCTGCAAGTATCCACGTGCCCGGCGGAGGAGCCGAAGTCGGTGGAGAAATGCCAAAAGGAAGTCCGAGAGAAAGCGCGTTCATATTCCTGGTAATATTATTTCGACAACGTTGCTAGCAGGTCCATCACCTGCGGAATTGCTAGGCACGATGATGTAATAGTAAGTTTCGCCTGCGGCTAAAATAACATTATCTTCACTAGTCAAAGTTGACCCTGCAAGAGATACAATCGGAGAATCAACTCCAGGAGTAGGTGCTGATCCTGTATTTCTATAAAGATAATATATGAAGCTTGAAGAACTTGTTTTGTCGCTAGCCGTCCATTCAAGTTGTGCCGTAGTGCTACCTAAATTTGCCGTAACCGTTAGCACTGGCGCAACGGTCGGAGGTGTCAACGTGCGATCAGCTACGCCGCATGGCAAATTTAAGCTGAGGCACATGGCAGGCATATTTATTCAGTCCAAAGGATGACTGTGCCGGAGGTCAAATCAATCGCACTTCCGCGAATTGGATAATAACCAACTGG